AATGGGTTGACGGTTTTCAGAACCGTGTTCAAGCCGGTGATCGCCGCAGTCGTGGCCGGCGTTCCAGAGGCATGATAGCAGTTCTTGTATTGCAGCTCGATGTCAGTTCCGCCACCGCCAGTGATGATCGGAGGAGAAATCGTCAGGGTCGTTGCGCTTGGCACGGAAATGACGCGGAAGCTCTTGAGGTTCCCAGTGCTCTGCTTGGTGATGTGGTGAACGGCGTACACACCAGCAATAGTGATCGCATCCCCAGCGCCTGGCTGCGTGCCGGTCGTGGTGATGGTCTGGGTCCTGTTGTCGTAGTTGATTTTGCCGGACTGCGTTGCATCGGTCGCCTTTGGAACAAAGTACTGGTTCGCGGCGTTGAGGGTGCAGCTCGAAGCCGTTGTCGCAGCTTGCGTGTTGGCATAGTCGAGTTTAAAAGTTTCAAAGCTAGCAATGCGCCCGACCCATGCGCGCTCATAGGCGGTGACAGCTTTTTGCTGCATGTATTTTGCGGCTAGATCTGCTGCCAAGCTGTTGTAGTTGACGGTTGAGAGGGCCAGATAGCGATCGTCAGCAGGAACGCCAGTTTCGTTGAAAAGCGTTTCGCATGCCGCAACATCTGCAAAACCAGACGCCGTGCTACGCTTTACAAACAACGTACCTTGAAGGCTGGCGACGCTGAGAAGTGCGACGTTTATGTCGCTGGCGAGCCGCTGTGCGGCTGCTTTGCCAAGACGGCCTTCTTGCAATGCGTCACGTAGCTGAGCAGCCGTCATTGTCCAACCAACGACCTTCTTGTAGCCAAGCGTTGCCGGAACGGACAGCTGGTTAGCATCCTGATAGGCGCCAGTGATGTCTGGGCCATCTTGAGATGTGGCGATGTACGGCATGGGACGCCAGATGATGTCATTAGCGCGCTCCATGAGATCGCCTTCGACGCGGTACTTCGACACATTCCGCGCCATTACTTGATAGTCTTCAAAGCCATCCATGATAGCTTCAAAGGCTACTCGTTCTTCTTTGGAAAATTGGTTTGCCATTTTAGGTTACCTTTCCGCTGCTAACCTAGCCTGTCTCCGTTTCTCAGCATGGTACTTCGAGAACTCCCCGGTTTCGTGGGCCTTTTTACGCAGCGCCTCAAGTGTGTTTTCAGTCATGCCAGTGGCCGCCACGGTTGATCGTGGAATCTTTTCTGGCGGGGCCGATGGTTTCCTTGGTTGAACTTTCACGATTCTCCCCTGCAATTCTGATGCACGCCACGCGAAGCTATTGTTGCTGTCGAGTTTTGCAAGCTCCTCCAGCACATCTGGGTGTTTGGCAAGTGCGTAGATAACATCTTCTGGCTTCTTCGCTCCTTCGAGAATTTGCATATACTTAACATCCCCAAGTTCCGATCTTACCAGTTCTTCGGCTTCGGAATAGTCCTTCGCGCCAAATGACCGCTTCCGCTCCTTGTACTGTTCTACTTTTCTTTGCCAAACAATTGCTTGCTTCTGTTGTTCGCGTTTTATAGCCTCTTCTTGCTGGGCAATTTGCAACTTCTGTTCAGTCCACTTAGCCGTTCGGCGGCGAAACTCATCTTCATCGTAATCGCATTGCTCCAGGGTTGGAGGTTCGGGTAGTTTTGGCTGTTCCTGAATACCGGCTGCTTGTAGCTTTTCTCGGAGTTCATGGATTTGTCGCCTCTGCTTTTCAAACCTCTTCCTAAAGTGCTTTATCGTTTCGCTGTCTTTCCCGCCTTTCGGTTCGTCGTCTTCCCCTTCGGCAGAACCATCATCCAATGTGACAGTAAGGGCTTCCTCTTTTGGCTCACCTTCATCACCTTCGGAGTCGTCTTTCGCATCGGCATCCTTTGACTTTCCCTTTGGCGATTCAACGGATATAGTTTCCTCGTCTTCGCCTTCTTCGTCTTTGGATGGTTCTGCGTTTTCTTCTCCTTGGCTTTCCGGTTCGTCTGTTACTGAGTTACCCTCCGCATCTACATTGTAGACTTCTACCCGTGGTTTCCTTCCCTCGTCATCTTGTGACGGACGCTGCTCCAGTTGCATTGTTTCCTCTTCCCTCGACCGCCTCCGGTCGGACTCTAATTTCCGTCAACGTCTTCAATGTATCTGCTTTAATTTCCTCAGTCTTCGCCTGGGTTTCTTCCGTTTCGGCAAGAACCTTATTGGCGTCGGCCTGGTTTTTGATTGCCTTGGCTTGTTCATTCACGGCAGCTGCTCGCAGGTATTCGGTTTGCGGGTCAGGCTGCTGTGCTTTCATCATTGCCGCCTTTTGCAATTCGGCGATTTCTTCCTGCGTTGGCTCTTCTGCGCCAAGCTGCAACAGTCTCCTACGCGCCCACTTGCGAATGCCGGTCATGTTCTCACCTTCGGAGTTCATGATCGCATGAGATGTCATTACCGTTCGTTCTTCTGGGTCGGTAGCAAATTGCAGGATTGCCAAAGCCTGTCGCATAGCCGCAGTTCTACGAGTTTGCGTAGTAGGGCCAACGTCCACATGCACGTCGTATTTGGCTTTTGACAGGTCATTGGCAACAACAATTTCTCCGCTTGCGGAGTCTTGCTTGGGCTGCATCAGCGTCACCTGGGATGTAGACCCCTGTGCGCTAATGTATTTCATCTGCCGGCCCTCTTCGACGTAGATATCTCTGGCGATGGAGAACCAAACGATACCGCAATAGCGCATTGACGCTTTGAAGTTGTCTAAATAGACAGCCGAATGCGTATCTTGGCGGCTTTGAATAAGTTCAACGGTTTTACCGCTGACGTTGGGGACAATCTCTTCGGTATTCTGGTAATTGCCGAGCTGATCTTTGAGGTCGCTTTCGCTAATTTGCAACGAAGCGGCCAGTGCTTGCGGAATTTCTGGCGGGCTCGTAAAGCCTACCGGGCCAGACGGCATGATATTGCCAGCCGCATCAAGGACGGGATTCACAAGAAGGAATGGGTAGTTTTTAATGTTGTCGTCTTTCCATTCCTGCTCATGGCCGACGATTTGATCTGCAAGAAAGATTGGCTTTTTGTAGCTCGTAACAGCCGCAATTTCCGCTAGCTGGCTCGTCTGCATGTTTTTGAGACGCTGCGCATCTTTTGCTAGTCTGACATGACCCATGCAGCGTTCTTTGCCATCAACAATCCACCGCTTCCCATAAAACGGGATTATTGGGATGTACTCACCGGAGATGTACCCGTAGTCCTCTAGGATTTGCCCACCAGACATGAGGTATTTATGGATTTTGCGCCGTTTGATGGTTTTCGTTTTGATTAACTGAGCACCTTCTGCGTTTAACCGTTCCTCGATTCCCGGATTTTCTTCGAGTTCCACTTCCGAATACCGCACTTCGGTATCGTCAATGAGCTGGTAGACATTGACACGCTCAGAGATGTTTTCGACAACGAAATACTCAGCCAGTTTCACAACATCGTTTGTGTACCAGTCAAACTCTTCTCGGTTGATTTCCGCTGGCCACGTAATGGGGTCGTCTTCATACTCGGCGCGATAGGTGTCAATGTCGATTGGCGTGAGTACAAACGCATATTGTGCATCCGACTTATCATACCGCTTCGCATTTGGGTCGAAGAACACACATGAATCGGCGTCATAGATGGGTTCAAACCGTATGCGCTGTCTATCATCGTCCGGGTCTGATGGTTCCTCGTATTCAGTGGTGAGCCGCCATGAACCCATGCCTCCACCAATACCCTCGGTGAACGCATTGTCATAGGCTTCTTTACCACATGAATCTTGCTCATCGGCTCGGTACAATCCATCGCATGTATCAGATAGCTCGTCAGCTGTAACGCCACCGCGCGGCATGAAGTCAACGGTAATGCGGTTGTTTCGGTACTCCGAGATGATGCGCATTACTGCCGGATGGATTTTGTTGATTTCAAAGCGTGGTTTGTTTTCAAACTGGGCGGTTAGGTCGTCATCCCACTGAGAGCCTGGTATTGAGTAAAATCGCCTGTCGTCGAGGCATTGGAGGCGTTCTTCGTAAACCGCCGTTTGGGCGCGGGTGAACCTTTGGAGTGCTTCGGATAGGACATCAGTGGGGACAGTGGTGGATTTCACTGGCATATCTGTGCTCCAATGAATGGGTCTGGTCTTCGACTGTGAATGACAACAGGAACGGATTCCCAGTCAACCTTGACCGTAGAAAAGTCACAATCACAGCCAAAATGCAGGTCGTGGACGATATCGTCCTCCGCATTCCTTACACAAACAACATGCACCGCATTGTGCGTTTCGACAAAGACCCACATGGGCACTGTGAACTAGCGTAATTCATACACTTTCTCTAACCATGACGGCGATTAAAGAAATTTGCAACCGGAATCGGTTTCGCGGTAGTTTTTCGGACCCTGGCGGCGCGCCTAAGACCCTCGCACGCATACCTCAAACCGTCAATAACGTGGTTCTTTTTGTCCTCGAATACGGGCAATATGCGCTGTGTTTGGGGATCTATTTTGTAGCTATACGTGGAAAGCTCATCAATTGTGTGTCTACAGCGTGGATGTACGTGGATTCGGTATGATTTTAGAAATTCAATGCCATCTGCGACAGAGCCAGCGCCTTTGATAGCCGGAAATATCCTGGGGAAGCCATTTTTCCGCATATAGGAGATAGTTTCAGGTCTGGACGAGTCGGCGACGATGGGCCATTTTTCAGATTCAGGCACGGTAAGAAACAGCGCGGGCGTATCTGGGATATCGCAACCAATCCGGTAGGCTTCATGGTCGATATAAAGGTCTTTTGGTCCGCCGAGGTGGCATCGTATCAGTGTAGTTGGGTCTTTAGCGAAGCCCCAATCGGCGCCCATGTAGTGGATTGCATCTGTTGGGGTTTCAAAGTCTTCGATGACCCAATTGGTAAAGACCCTGGACTCGGAGTTGAGCATGTACTCCCCAAGCCATACATGTCGGTATTTGGCAGGGTCCATCACGCGGTCATATTCCATCTCCACCCGGAGCACGTCAGGAAACCAGGGGTTATCCATGTAGTTGACACGAATACAGACAGTACCTGGCGGTGGATTTTCGGCTCTCATCAGCTGGTCAACGGCATTCAATGGGTCTTTTGGGTTCCAAGAAAACCAGAGTTCTGACCCATCCTTGCGGATTGTAGGGCGAAGCAGGTCGAGCGATTTTTGGGATAGGGTTTGGGCTTCTTCCACCCAGACGCGATCGTAGCCTTCCAGTGATTTGATACTCTCGGCAGTATGAGACTGCATACCCTGAAAAATTATTTGGCCAGTTCCATGCCGACTTTTGATAACAGATTCCTGTATTTCAAAAAATTTTTGGAGTTCTAGGGCCTCGATTTTAATTTCCAGAAGACGTTTTACAGATTGAGACAGGGTACGCTGAAATTCACGAATACAGACAGAAAAGGAAGACGGATATTCAACGTGTTTTGCAAGCAAAAGCTCAGCAAAAAAATGAGATTTACCAGAGCCACGACCTCCCCATGCCCCCTTGTATCGTGAGTTGGCGAGTAAGGGGTGTGCCCACCGTGGGTAGGCCATGGCCAGCGACGGACCAGCGACGCGGGGGTTTTTGGGTGCCACCCTCTTCGCCCTAGGCTTGGCCTTCGGCTTAATCTTGGGCTGGGGGGTCAACAACAATCCATTTCACAGCAGCAAAGGGTATCGGGCTCCCGTCTGGACCGCTTAGCTCCACCTTGCCGGACTCGCGCCAACCACCTTGGGTCTTGAGGTAGAATAGCTGCGAGGTCTTATCCCCCGCCAGAGCGTCTCGGATTAGGCTTTGTCCGACCTTGCGAACTACCTCAGCCCGAGCGGTATCAAGCTCCGTCCTAAAGTAACGCTCTAACGTGGTGCGATGGATACCGACGACGGACGCGATTTGCTCTTGGGTCAGCCCACATTCGGCCATTTCCCTTACTTGTCGCCTTGTCTCGTCACCGACGGTGAGTTTTTTTCGACCCGCCCCTTGTCTCGCACCCCCACGCTTACTTGGCTTTTTAGGTGTGGCT